AACCAAAAGGCCAAAGCTCTTCAAGTATCTTTGACGTATATAAGACAGACCCAGTCTCCGTTCTTTTGAAAACTTTCTTATCTTCAAAATCAAGACCAAAGATACAAGCATGATAATGAGGTCTATCAAAAGATTCACCATATTCTCCTGCCATATAAAAACGGATAGTCTTACCAGTATACCTCTTACGAAGTCTTTTCATAAACAACTGAAAATCCTCATAATTTAAAGACATATCCTTGGGACAATGCTCTGGAGCATATGTCAAAGTAATAAAACAATTACTAGTATGCATTTGTGCCTCATGCATACAACGAATCGCCCACTGACGTGAGCGTTCAAGGCGACAACCAACACACTGACCACAAGGCAACTGCAAGGTGCGGACTATATCCGCACCCGGTATCTCTCGCCAAATTATAGATTTGTCAGAGCATTGATAAGCCGTTAACGGCTTATAACATGCCATAACTCGTCTTACAGTCTAAAACCACCACGTTGTGGAGCAGAACGCATATTTAATGCTTTCGTCTTGCTAACGCCACGACGGAACTTCTTCGCTGCACTGTGTTTGCTCATTGGTTTTCTATAAAGACTCATTTTCGTAGCACTCCGTAGTTAAATTAGTGGTTTTGGTGTCACCTAGCACAGTTACATCAAGTAATGTAACTGTGCTGCCGAATGCTTAAGCATCCGGCTTAGGTGTTTCTACTGCAGAAACGATGGGTGCAACCACGGGTTCCCCATCAATAAGACCTATCTCAATCGCTTCATCGCGATTAATAGGATCGTTCAGAAACTGCAACAATGCATTCGGATCATGGTCAAACCTTGCCCGAATCTTAGCAGGCAACGCCATAAAAGCTTCTTCCGAAGCTCTAACAGCATTAATAGCTGTGTGGTAATCACTAATACCACTAAAATCGCCAAATTGTGGCGATACTGGGGCAGTTGGTAACTCCCCAGTCACCCCAAATCGTTCGACAATAACATTAATGTCGCACTCATCTTTCATATGCTGCTGAGCCAAACTCGGGTCTTGACATGCAAGACCAGTCTCATCAGACACTTTATCCATATCGTAATTGTACGGATTACGTACAAACACTTGTTTCGTTTTACTCATTCTATACCAAACTTTCCTAAAACTCCGGCTCTAATACCGGGAGTATTATCTTTAACCAACTTACCATAAGCCGCAGCAGTTCCGGCTTGCGAACTCCAAGCTGAACCCATTTTCATAGCTTGGGGCATAAGGTACTCAGTAGTACGTGCATTAGCAATAGATGCACGTGCATAAGCACCTTTAGTCAATGTGTCTTGCAACACATTCTTAATCTTCGCAGGTAAATGCTCAGACGCTTCAAGCAATTTAATTTGCGTATCCGCATCAACATTAAATGCTTGAGCTCTATTTAGCGATTCTTGCGAATCTTGCAAATTAATCTGTGAAAGCGCAGTTTCACGATTAATATTAATTTGCCTTGCCGTAGAACCGGCAGAAGCTGAAGCTTCACCAATATTAGCAGCTGAACTAGCCTGACTACCGCTAGGCACAGCTGCACCACCTTGAGAATACGCCAACATCGGCGAAAGACCTGCAGCCTTTAAATCCGCAACACGTCGCTGAAACGACGTATTGGCCATATCGGCCTGAAAATCACGGTTAATCTGAGCTTCATCAGATTGAAACTCTTGATTGCCCATAGCACCAAGAGCTGCACCTGCAGCCGATAACCACGGCTGACCCATAGCAGCACCTGCTACAGAAGCAATACCACCAAGTGAACCTAATAAACCCATACTCCACTCCGTTCCGTTTCCGAGCTACTTGTTACCAAGTAGCCCGGTTATTAAAACCTATTAGAAGTGATCGATTAAGCCAGGTACAGAGTACATAGGCATTGGTCGAGCCATCTTACAATCAAAAAACGCATCCATCAAAAACTGCTGACCATTAGCAGCACTACCTACAGCTGTAGTACGCTCAATAGGAGGCGTTTCTTGAATGAATGTAGCATTTAAAGTAGGCAATGATGTGAACTTCTGAGCATAGTGCCAAGCATCAATAGTGCCTGAAGAAGTAGATTTAAACAAACCAGTAATTTGGCTTGGCTTGTAACGGTACTCCGCCCAACGTTCTTGATAACCAAATACATCGTTGTCTGTAGACGTACCAGTTACATAAATTTCCTTATTCAAAATAGCTTGTTCGCCAAGATGAGCAAATACTGGGAAATAAAAATCATAACGAGTAGAACGTGACCACATACGTGGTAAACCTTGCTGATATGTCAAATCAGCACGCACGTTTACTAATCCAATAATGTATCCATGTTCTTGAGCATGATACGTAAAACCATGTCCACTAGCCAACGCAGTACCCATTGCAGCCAAGTTACCAAGCGGAGTAGCACCGCCAGAAATCGAAGTAGCAGA